CGACGCTGACGGGCAGATGATCCAGGTCTTCAGCAATGGCGCACGGCTCATCATTGACAAGGGTAACAGCGAAGGACGCATTGAGCATAATGGACGAGTAGTCAGCCTCTGCTACCACGTAACCATCAATATGCTTGATGGACTCCAGGCACTAGCCTCCAATCTCTAAGACCATGCTCCAGCACTACGGAAAATCCACGGTGATAGATCTTGCTGACCTCACGGAGGATCGACGAACTTCCGAAGAGCGATCCGAGTGCTTGGCTCCTGTAGTGTCTCTTGATTCCTACTACAAGATGGTTCAACGTGGGAAAATCAAAGTCCTTCGACAAGGGAAAGGCAAAGGGAACTCTGCCCTCATTGACTACGATAGCTTGCCCCGAGAGCTCCGAGACAAGGTAGATAAGCGCATTGGGAGCGATGCCGTCCATGTGGCGGTACTCCGCAAATGGTTCAGCGACCACTACCAGCGAGATCGCCAAGCTCAAGAGTACTACCCTAAGCGTCTGCGAGAGCTTAACCTCACCCTCTCTCTTGAGCGCATAGCCCAGCTGACAGAGGAATACATCGTGCATGCGTCGGTACTACAGAGCGTACGG